TTCGCATAATGTGGACGGGATTACGTTAGGCCAGGCCCGACCGAAGGGAGAATGCGCAGACCGGAAAATTGCAGTCCGGTCAAGCATTTACACGTAATCCCCATTATGCGATGCGACCCGTTATTTGCGGGTTGTTCCGAAGACAATAGGCTTTTCGGTCAAGGGTCTGGCCCTGAAGACTGCATGTCCCTTTGTTGTCTCTGCGCTCCCTTGGGCGACGTAAATGGCGTCCTTTTTGGCCATTGGCTCGGATCCTGTCGGCTTCCAGGTCCTTGAGTTCTTCAGTTTGAATTCAACTACCCATTTTTCGTGATCCGTCACGGCATCGCTGTTTTCCGTGACGCGTGACGCTAATCGGGCTTCCAGCTCGGAGATTCGTTGCAGCGCCTGGTCGAGCTCGTCTTGGGTGCGCTGCCAGCCGTCGAGGATTTCCTTTACGCCATCGGCGGGGATCGATGGGGCCTCTTTTCGTGACGTTTGATCGTCACGTTTTTTCTTGTTCGCCCGGTAGCGCCGCGCCCGCTCTGCGTCCGACAGGGCCTTGCCGGTGGCTGGCCGACCGCGCCCGCGCTTCGGCTGCTCAAGGGGGAGGGCTTGGGTTTGCTTGTCTGCTGGGTCGATCATGGTTGCGTCTCCATGCTGGCTGGGCATGGGGTAATTATACGTGACGCGTCACGATAAATACATGAGTTAGCGTGACGAATCACGATAAATAGCGACCGTTCGTCGGTATTTAATGTGACGCCCCGCGGCTCGTCACGATAAATAGCGCCGCCCGCTCTTTGGATCCCCCAGCCCCTTGGGCGTCCCGGCAGGTCAAGGGCCGCGACCCCGGCTTGTCAGCGCTTGCGGTGACAAACGGAGTCCCGGGCGGAGCGAACCCTTGAACCACCTCGGCCAACAGCCTCAGCTCGGGAGGGAGGGACAGCTCTTCCGTCCCTGCCTCCTGAGCCCTCGGCGGCAAGAGCGGGTTGTAGGGCAGCGCCCTACGATCTTGTTTGCGTCCAGGGTGCAACCCTGGCCGTCGGAGACATGCTTTTGACTGTGCTGAATTCGCGTGATGCGTCACGGGAATGACGCTGGAGGGGTGGGGGGTGCTGTAACACCCCCAATTTACCCCGGACTTCCGGGGTTTCCGTGAGCCTAGGCGGCGTGCTCTTCGCCTTGTGCGGCACCACTTTCCAGACTGAATAGCAGTGCTCGTAGCAGTAGCTTTGCCTGCGGCTTCACTGCTGGAGATAGTTCATCGAAACGCCTGAATAGGTCCCGCATTTCGGCGCTCATGCCGGCGTTTTCTCCGAAGAGAATGGTGTCTATCGACACGTCCAGTTCTTTTGCCAGTGGGATTAGCTTGTCTGCTGGAGGTGGGTTTATGTCGTGCTCCCAGCCTATGTACGTGCTTTTCCCGGCTCCGATTCGCTCAGCAAGTGCCGCTTGCGATAGCTCTCGCTTCATCCTGGCACGCTTCAGGTTCTCGCCGATGGTCATGGCTTCTTCTCTTGGGTTGGGATTCTGCACCTGATCCTAGGTCCTGTCTTTCTGTACAGTTTTGAGATTCCGACCATATAGGTCGAAATTTCAATTGACCATCTAAGGCGGAAAATCGTAACGTATCGGTCGATATTTCGGTATTGACAGGATTTCGCTGCATGTCGCTTCCGACCGGCCCTCAGAGCAGGATGTTCTACGACTACCTCACGGTAGAGCAGGTGTATTCGCATCCGCTCCCGAAGGTGTCGGACACGGGCATTTGCTACTACGACCGGCGAACTGGTGAAACCATCCGCGATACAGCTCCTGGCTGGAAGCATGAGGGTAGCTATTCGACCCTGATCAAGATTCGCGTCGATGGCTGCAAGCTCCGCGTCGAGGGCAATCCCAGCGCCGTCAATCGGCTCGACAATCTCGACGGCTACCGCTCCCTGGATGACTGCATCGCGGTCTACAACCAAATCCTTCTTGAGTACGGCGACCAGTACGGTTTTTGGCGGTTGCCACGATTCACGAAGTGCACTGAGTGGGGGCTTCGCCAGGGTGATGACGGCACGAAGTCCAGCATGGTCGGCAACGGTGCGCGGATTCGGCGTATCGACCTGACCACGAATCGGACGGTGGGGAAGGGCAACGTGATGGCCTATATCCGGGCGCTCAGCACCCAGCGATATGGCTACAAGAATGCCCATCTCTACGAAGACGGGCTGACCTGTGACTGGAAGGCTCGCGACCACTACGAAAAGGCCTATGCGAAAGGTCCAGCCATTCGCAAGTTCCTGTTTCCCAAGTGCAAACGCAATTTCGGCGAGGAGTCCGCCGAGTTCCGCTATCTCCAACGCCTGGCCGATTACTGCGACGACCAGGGCGTCGTTCGGATGGAGCAAGAACTCAAGAGTGAGTTTCTCCAGGCGAAGCGGCTGGAGTGGTGGGGATTATTCGATGAGCAGCAATTTCAGGCCATCCATCAAAAATTTTTGGCCATAGACGACAAGCTCGAGGTAACGGCAATGGACTACAACACTATCGCTGATCAGTTGATCGCCAAGGGCATTGTGTCCAGCCGCCAGGCGGCCAATGCGACGGCAAATATCGCCCTGCAATGGATGAACTGCCCTGGTATCAGTTTTGATTTCCAGAAGTCTCAGATGCAGACCTATCGCGCTCGTCTGAACAAGATCGGCCTGAATATCGCTCAACCTTATGACGTCACTCGCCATAGCGCGGTGATCGTGCGTCGTGCCGAAGAGATCGTGACCAACGATTTCTTGGTGCTGCCGGAGTTCTACCGGCACGCCCCGGTCCAGCGCCATCTGCGGTTGGTGGCCTGACGTGCTCGCTCCGACTCTCGAAGCCCTCGCGCTGCTCGCCGGTGCCGCCACTCTGATTCACGCCCTGGGCGTATGGGCGCGCTCATGAGAACGGTCAGTTTCCAGGGCGCGACCCTCTCTGCTGGTGAGCGCCGCTCGCTTGAGCTTCGCCAGCGCGCCATGGCGGCGGTGAATCAGTCCGTGTTGCAGCAGCAGGTTGCGGCCACGCTCCAGGCCCTGGAGCAGCACAAAGAGCAGGGCGGCAAGCCCGAAAAGGTCTGGTCGACGATCTCAAACGAAAAGGGCACGCCGTGGGTCGGCGATGTGTTCGGGTGGCCGTGATGGCTATCGAGATCAACCGCCAGTCGTACCTGTCGCTCCGGTCCTCCTTGGAGCTTGAACTGCTCGATGCTGGTATCGACTCGCCTGAGCTTCTGAGCCGGCTTATGCGCCACGTGCTTGCTACCGAATCCGCGACCCGTACCGAGTCGCAAACCGTTCGCCGTGCGTTCTTCACGGCCCGTAGAAACCCGCTGCTGGGCGCAATCCCTCAGCACAGTCCAGGGCGCACAAATCGCCCGTATATCCGCAAGAGGAAACCCTAATGCCCTTCGTCTATCTCGGCCTGACTCGTGACGCCGGAACCTCGAAAAAGACTGGCAACGCCTACGACATTTCGGTCGTTCACTTCGCTGTCGATGCCACGCAATCGACTCGCCCCGATCGCAAGTTTGCCCTCGGCCTGGAGCCTCAAAACCTGCCGATCGCGCCGGAAGCCGTGAGCCAATTCCAGCGCGTTGAGCCGCTGTCGTCGGTGAACTTCGAGTTCGAGCCGGACCCTCGGAACATGCAGCGCAACCGTATTTGCGGCGTGAAACCGCTGCCGAAAGCTGCCACTCAGGCGGCTTCGTGAAATGAACTTCATCGCGTGCGACGGAACCTGGGCGCAATCCAACGGCGCAATAACGTGCGTTGGAACTCTGGTTCCTGTTGCGCGTGAAGAGTTGTCCCAGGCGGGACTAAGTGCTGAAGACGCGGATTATCTGATAGGGCAGACCATCGCTCTGTTTGCCGTAGTTTTCAGCGTCATCATCGTGCGAAAAGCACTCAAGTAACTGGAGTATCGAAGATGCAAAAGATGAAACAACTGATGGTTCGTGGCGGTGTCGTTCTTGGCTCGCTGGGTCTGCTGGCTGGTCAGGCGATGGCGGAAGTTCCGGCTGATGCTACTGCGGCGCTGGCCGATGCTAAGGCCGATGGTGTTGCCATTGGCGGCGTCGTCCTGGGCGTGATCATCGCGATTGCGGCGTTCAAGTACATTCGCCGCGCACTCTAACTTGCCCTGGGGCATGTAAGTAGCGAAGCCCCGCATTGCGGGGCTTTTCTTTTGGGGAGCCAGTATGTCAATCGATCCTAATTCATATGTTGTCGTGGTGGTTGCGGCTGCGTTTTGGGCGCTTTTCTTTCTTCGACTGTAGGTGGCGATATGCGTAGGTTATTGCTTGTCGCTCTTTTGCTTTTGTCCGGCAATGTGAGCGCCGAAGATTTTTACTGGAGAATTGCTTATCCGGACGGGCAGGCCAAGCACAAGAGCGCCGAGGCTGCGTGTCAGGCAAATAATGATTATTACAAGAGTGACTATGGCTCTGGTTATTCTCGTATTGAGGTTAGAAATAAGCCGATAGACGAAACTCACTGGAGTTGTTATGTCTATGCGTACAAGCTTGATTCTAAAGGCGTGGAATATCTTGCGCGTCAACGTGGAAATAACGCTACTCGTTACGGCACGGAATGCCCGGCTGGTACTGAATATGATTCCTCTATAGGTGGTTGCAAACAGAATGAGGATGAAAAGTGCAAGGAAACTTTTGGTAAAGAGATTTATACGGACTTTCAGGTTGGCACTGTAAAAGACGGTCATTTTACTGACCCTAAATCGCCTCCCGCTTCTCTCTGTGAGTCGTCGTGCTTATATACGTCTCCTGCAACCACTGGCTCCGGTAATGGTTATCGCATGGGGCAGAACTTTGAAGTCTTTGTTCGGTACTCGTATTTGGGCAATGGTTCGTCTTGTGAGCAGGGCGAAACGCCTAATCCTCCATCTGATCGCTCGCCTAGTGGTTCAACTGATGAAAACTGCAAGCCGGTGGAGGATGCTGAGGGTCGTAAGAAGATGAGCTGTCTTAAGACGGATAGTTATCAGAATCCTGGCAATTTGAACTGTGGTATGGCTAACGGTCAGCTTGTTTGCGTGCCTGGGAAGCCTTCGCCGAATAAGAACGACACAACTACAAAGACTGATATTACGGAGACGACGAATCCTGATGGCTCCAAGGACACTACGACAACCACTGAAACTACGGTCACGACGTGTTCTGGCATGAACTCGTGTAATACGACCACTACCACTAGTACGACCAACAATAAGACGAATTCTGATGGTACGGACGGTGGAAGCTCGACGGAGTGTAAGGGGCCAGGCTGTAAGCCATCAGGGGAGGGCGCTGGTGGCGACTCTGAGGGCGAAGAGAAAGAGGAGGAGAAAGAGTCAAAGGTTTCGGGGGATGAATCGTGCGATGCGGTGATTGCGTGCGAGGGCGATGCGATCCAGTGCGCGATGCTTAAGCAGGAAAAGAAACAGACGTGCGCCTGGGACTATGAAAAGGCCAAGGGGACAATCGAATCTGAGATTGCCAAGCCTGAGTATCAGTTAACTGAGACAACCATTAATACAGGTGAGCTATTCAATGCCGGTATTAGTGCAAGCCGCTGGTTGCCGTCCGCTTGCCCTGCGCCGAAAGTTATCTCGCTGAGTTCCGGTCCTAGCCAGACGTTTAGCTGGGAGCCTGAGTGTCAAATGGCCTCGTCGTTAGCGCCGATTATTGTTGGTCTGGCGTCGTTGTTCTTCGCGGTTTATGTCGGACGTTCTATAGGAGGTTGATATGCCACTGTTCGTAGCGCTGTTTTCGTTTCTGAGTTCTGTCGCGGGTCCGCTGGTGGCCAAGGTGCTTATATCGCTCGGCGTCGGTGCTGTGACGTATGCGGGGATTAATCTGCTGATTAGCCAGGTGAAGACATATGCCATATCTCAGTTCGGTGCGGTCGGTGCTGATGTGGCTGCGATTTTGGGCTTGGCCAAGTTCGATGTTGCGATGAATATTATTTTTGCTGCGGTGGTGGCCAAGGCTGTTATATCGGGCATGGATAAGGCCAGTGGCAGCATTACCAAGATTGGCAGTGTCGGAAAAGGTAGTTAACCATGTTTGTTCTCCGCACCGGTTTGCAGGGTAATAGTAAGACTCTCAATACAATTAAAGAGGTCGACAATAAAGCCGCGAAAGAGGGGAGGACGGTCTACTATCACAATATTCGTGAGTTCAAGGCGGATCATCCGGCGATCAAGGCGGAATGGGTCGAGTTCGACAATCCGCACGAGTGGTTTAAGCTTCCGCCCAACGCCATTATCGTGATCGATGAGGCGCAGTCGTTCTTTCGTGTGCGCCCGCAGGGTTCCAAGGTTCCTGAGTATGCCAGTGCCCTTGAGACGATGCGGCACTCCGGGCATGAGGTTCATGCGATCACGCAAAGCCCGATGTTGATCGATGCGCATATGCGCGAACTCTGTAACTGCCATATCCATTATCACCGGGGTAACGGTGGAAATATCGTTAAGCGGTGGGAGTTTCAGAAAGTTCAGACGGACGTGAATAAGAAGTATGACTTCGCGGATGGTGAATCGACCCGGATCACCATCGATAAGACGTACTTCGGCTGTTATAAGTCCGTTGCGGATGGGGCTGAGCATCACTTCAAGTTCAAGCCGCCTCGGGCGTTGTTCGTGCTTGTCGGTGCAGCCCTGGTTATCGGTTATCTTGGCTATGGCGTCTATGAGCGTCGTATGGCGACGCATGAGCCTGCCGAATCCGTTCCTGCGGCTTCTTCGTCGAGCGTTGCGCCTGCGGCCTCTGCGGGCGTTCCTGATGTCGATCAGGTGCGTCACGTGACTGCCGGTGAGTATCTGGCGATGCGCAAGCCTCGGGTGCCTGATGTGCCCAGCTCGGCGCCGATCTATGACGAACTGACGCGGCCGGTGGCGTATCCGAAGCCGTTCTGTCTGTCGTCACGTGATGAGTTCCTGGTGCAGAAGAATCGCAAGCGCATGGTGACCGGTTATCGTGATGGCCGGTTGTACGGATGCCGCTGCAACAGCCAGCAAGGCACGCGCCTGGATATCTCGTTCGAGGCTTGCATGGCGTACGTCGAGCACGGTGCGTTCGATCCGGCAATCCCTGACCGCGTACCTGCGGCTGTCGGCGTGGCCGGGCCGGGCGAGGCACGAGCCGGTACGGCGGCGCCGATGGCCGCGAACTCGTCGACGGTTGCGCCGGTGAGTACGGGAACCCGGGTGACGGTGGTGAATTCTGGCAAGCCTGGGCTGCTGTGGTGATAACCCTGGC